AAGGTATCAGACAAACGAAAGAATATTTCTTCTTGGCAGCCAGTCCGATAGCAAATACATTAGGCTGGTAGTGAATTTCATCCAATACCTTTTGTACTTTAGCCTTGCTTTGAGGAGATACGTCGCCGCGATTGTGCAGCACTCTGTCAACCGTTCCGGCGGAAACACCCGCCATACGGGCAATGTCTTTGATGGTATAGTTCTGGTCCTCCATAGTGCTAAAACTTAAATATTATAAATAATCGCTGCAAATATACGAATTATTTTGTTACTCCAAGTAAATTTTCTATTTTTGTGTTCGATAACGGTTAATAAAACTAAAACAAAGATTTACACCTATTAGCTTTAAAATCAATACTATATAGGTATAAATGCAGAAAGTAATAATTTTATATACTAAAAACACAGTAACAATGAAGAACTTCATGGATGAAAACTTCTTGCTGCAGACAGAAACTGCACAAAAGTTGTATCACGAGCATGCGGCTAAAATGCCGATTATTGACTACCACTGTCATTTAATCCCCCAAATGGTAGCTGACGACTACAAGTTTAAATCACTGACTGAAATCTGGTTGGGTGGCGACCATTACAAATGGCGTGCAATGCGTACAAATGGCGTAGACGAACGCTATTGTACAGGAAAAGATACCACAGACTGGGAAAAGTTCGAAAAATGGGCTGAAACCGTTCCTTATACCTTCCGCAATCCGTTGTATCATTGGACACACCTGGAATTGAAGACTGCTTTCGGCATCGACAAGATTTTAAGCCCGAAGACTGCACGCGAGATTTACGACGAGTGTAACGAGAAGCTGGCTCAGCCGGAATACTCAGCTCGCGGAATGATGCGTCGTTACCACGTGGAAGTAGTATGTACTACGGACGATCCGATTGATTCTCTGGAATATCATATCCAGACACGCGAAAGCGGTTTTGAAATCAAAATGTTGCCTACCTGGCGCCCAGACAAGGCAATGGCAGTAGAAGTTCCTGCCGACTTCCGCGCTTATGTAGAAAAACTGTCTGTAGTAAGCGGCGTGACAATCTCCAATTTCGACGATATGATTGCGGCTCTCCGCAAACGTCATGACTTCTTCGCCGAACAGGGTTGCCGCTTGTCCGACCACGGTATCGAAGAGTTCTATGCAGAAGATTACACCGACGCAGAAATCAAAGCTATATTTAATAAGGTATATGGCGGAGCTGAATTGACTAAAGAAGAAATTCTGAAATTCAAGTCTGCTATGTTGGTAATCTTCGGAGAAATGGACTGGGAAAAAGGATGGACTCAGCAGTTCCACTACGGTGCTATCCGTAACAACAATACGAAGATGTTCAAATTGTTAGGACCCGATACAGGCTTCGACTCTATCGGCGAATTTACAACAGCCAAGGCAATGTCTAAATTCCTCGACCGCCTGAACGTTAACGGCAAGTTGACCAAGACAATCCTTTATAACCTGAATCCTTGCGCCAATGAAGTGATTGCCACTATGCTGGGCAACTTCCAGGATGGCTCGATAGCCGGCAAGATTCAGTTCGGTTCCGGATGGTGGTTCCTCGACCAGAAAGATGGTATGGAAAAACAAATGAACGCGTTGTCAGTACTTGGACTTTTGAGCCGTTTCGTAGGTATGCTGACAGACTCCCGTTCATTCCTTTCCTATCCACGCCACGAATACTTCCGCCGTACATTATGTAATTTGGTAGGACGTGATGTGGAGAACGGAGAAATTCCGGTATCTGAAATGGATCGCGTAAATCAGATGATCGAAGACATCAGCTACAACAATGCCAAGAACTTCTTCAAATTCTAAAACAAGAATTACTAAATAGTAATACCGCTGTCGGGGCACGATGCTCCACAGCGGTATTTTTTTTTAAAACTAACGTTCCTCTCCTTGTAGTTTCATATACGATTCTATTGTCACTTGTCACCTTTTATAGTTAAAGAGTTAGTAATCAATAAAATAGTGGTGACAATAAGCGGTGATAATAAGGTGATAATAGAATTTATATGAATTCATTTATCACCTTCTATTATCACCCATATTTCCTACTACACTGATTACCAACATTTAAACAGAAACTAACATCTTTTTCTCTTTATCACAGAGAACTGTATTTTCGACCCGAGAATTGTATTTTCACCCCCTTTTTGCCTTCTATAATTCCTATTAATCCATTATTTCTCCCTCCAGTCAACAACAAAATTTTATTTGCTAAAGCATTAAACGATGCTTCTTTGGCCTCCTAAGAGATTTTAGATGGCATGTATAATAGTTAAAGCCGGTATACCTAATACATCAACAAGCCTTGATTAATACATTTTGCAGGATATATGCTCTCGTTTTACGTACGTGAAACATTCAGACTACGCACGTGATCCCATCAGCCCACGTACATGAACCGATGGGATCACGTACCTGAAACTTGTTCTTATTGCTTTCAAAAGACATTAACTTAGCATACAAAAGGGATTAATCAACGAAGCATAGACTATTAAACCAGGCAGGTCTGATTAAATCGGCAAGCATCTTTCGGGCTAAGGAGCAACAAGTCCCGAAGAGTAGGCTCAAATTGAGTTGAAGAGTAGTCCTCACAAGATTTACAACTGATCCCTTACAAGGCAGTTCATATAAACAAAAAAAGAAGTAACTAAGTTACTTCTTCATTCTTTGTACACCCTCAGGGGGTAAAATTGATGTTGATAGTCAGATAATTACACATTTGGTATCATTTTAGTATCACATCCCAATATTTCAATTCATCTACATTACCAACCATAGGTTAATAAATGTAGGATAGACTCACTTGTTTTATGTTTCAAAGATACAAAAGTTTTTAGACTATGTATAACTATTAGAGATTTTATTTTCGTCCTTTTGCCAATCTTCTTCGCTCTATGCGATTTTTAATGGGAGAGTTGGCTTCAGAATATGTATCTCTATTAAATTGCAACATGTTATTATACCATTTTTTTCACTCTTTTAAGTATTTTCATCGGTCATACTATTTTGAATAACATCTGATATTTGTTGGAGGGAGTCAACAGATAACTGAAAAAGGTCTACTGACTTTATCTTGGTTATAAGTTGTTTCTTTCTTATCATTTCATAATATTGATTTTTCAGACTTTCAGTAAGTACTGAAATGTAACTACTACCCCATGTATCTGCCGGTATCTGGCGACCATTTTGCTTTCTAAACTTTTCGCTTCCACAAACGATAGTAGTTGAAGTAACACGGTCTACTTTGAGTATTTTTGAATAATAACGAGAAGTATAATACACTTCATCTCCCGCTTCTATCTCATCCAGTGATTTTTTCATTTTCTGTTTTCTTATAAATGATTCGTAATGTTTACAAGGTTTCTTTCTGGCTGTAATTCGTCTTTTTAAGACTTTACAATACATATAGAAATTCGTACATATTTCATAATGTTTACACTCGCTACAATGCCTATCATCATCCTTCTTCATATCTTTTTATTGAAATAAATTAGCTTTTGATAGAACTAAAATGTATCTGGCAAATAAAAAAGAGAGGTAATAAAACAACCTCTCTTCCGTATACTATTTATCAAAAAATATTCAATCTTTTTTCATAACAATATTTTCATAATCTGCAAAATACTTCCGTATTCTTTGAAGTTGTGCTTTAGTTATGCTTTTAAAAAGAAAAACTTTCTTTGTCTTTTCAATTCCATACAATGCAATAAGTTCTCCAAAGGATGTATTCATAAATACAGTTGGAACAGATTCGATCTCGCTCATATTTAAAATAAGGGTTTCTCCATTATCTATAGCCTCTTTTGCTATTTTAAATAATAACACTCCTGCTTCTGGATATTGATTATCCTTCAGAATGTCTTTTAATAATACTACATTTTCCATATTAAATCATTATATCGTCCAACATCTCTTCAAATGTATCTATACATATATCAAAAAAGACCAAAGTCCCCTGAAAATTATAATCTATTAGATACTGTTTCACATTATTCTTAGCATTTGTACAAAATACAACGCCACTATTACTCACCATTCTTAACATACCACCCTCAGAAAGATTAGATGTGACATTATCCAATCCAAAACCTTTGTTGTGCGTCTGAGATTTTGCAGAGACACCTACTTCCAAAGATTGTCTTATAGCTTCCGCATCATTCTCATAATTATATCCAGCTCTTTTTAATGTAAACGGAATACCTACCCCAAAGTCACAAGCAGCAACATGAATCATGTGCTTTTCCTCCTCATAACTAATATAAGAGAATGCATTCCCGTTAGATTCTGAATGATCTGCAATATTGTTATATATTTCATCCAATGAAGTCTGAAGTCCTGTTAAATCATACCCATCAAAACATGTTCTGCGGAAAAAGGTTGTAACACTTATGCTATATCCCTGAGCTCTATTTTTTACGACTTTCCACAAATTTAATATAGAACTATTTTCAGACTCAATATGTTCATTGCTAGAGTTATCAAAATACAAATGAAATTTAAGCTCTTCTTTCAAAAAATCTACTATTTCAGCACTAGCGTTAACTCTTATATTAAATTTTAACCGATACAAATGTTCGCATAGACATGCTAGTAAAACAATATGTACTGGAGTAAATTCCTCCTTTTTTATATTACAGAAATTTAATTCTACAATACGGTCAAGTGAGAATCTTAATATTTGAGTACGAATAGAATTTATCTGTTCTATCCAATATTCTCTTCTACTATTATCTAATGTATAACTTAGGCTCATATCATTTATATAAATTACATAACACTACGCAAATATACTTATTTATTTGGTTATATTATCTACATTATATTTTTTATTGTCGTTCCGTTTTATCCATTTCCCAAACTTATCCAATACTACCTTGAAACAATTAGTAAAATATCTGTAATAAGTGCAGCGTACATTATGAATATGTGATTATTTCCGCTTCATAATACGATTAAACATGAAAGTAAAAAACATACAATCACTGCAATAATCGATCCCCACAAACATGCGACTGGAAATGCCCAGAGAGGCATAGTCACCCACTACCATGACCAATTGATTACATTGCACAACTTTAATGTGATAAACACAATTGCCAGCAATCCTAAGAATCCGATTCCATTACCGGATGTTTTTGTTTGACTACTCATAATAATGCTTTTAGACGGACAATAAGAAGAAAAGCCGTATCTTTGCGGTTAAAACAGATTGAAATGAATCCGTTGATAACGGCTTTCCTTCAAATGTTTGCTATAAATAGCTGTAATACAAACATTAACGCAAACTTTACGACCAATGTAAATGTTAATGTTAACTACGACATCAATCTGGACTTGACATTAGCAGTGTCAATTACTGCCAGTTTCGCGGTTTGTACTGCAATCTACCTTATAGGCAAATGGATTGTCCGTAGATTTAACAATTGATTTATTTTTATCTTTCTCCATGCAGTAGTTGGCTGCATGGTTGTATTTTTGCAGTGCATACGAGAATCGAACTCGTGATCTCTACAGTGACAATGTAGCGTTCTAACCACTGAACTAATGTACTATAATGGTGGAGCAACTGTAACCACCATGACCGGATGAGTGTTTGTACTGAAGTTTCCAGTAATTGCACAGGGGCCGGTTTCCACTTAACCCTTAACAGTTTTTCGGTCAAAAGACAGTTTATCGCAAATTTCACTTACCTTTGCAAGCAATATAACTAAACCTACGGGTAAATCGAATCATTTTAGCCAAGAGCGAAGAGACAATATAGTTGCAATCTGTGTTGTCCTTCAGACAATTATAGCTGTCATATCTCTTTTGATTCAACTTTGCGAATAGCCGCTGTCATTTTGATTTCACAACCATATTAGCCCTATGGTTGTCATCTTTGGGGAGTAATTTCAACTCCCCATTTTTATGAGGCCCATGCAGGAATCGAACCTGCGATCATGGTTTTGTAGACCATTGCCTTACCACTTGGCTAATGAACCAGATAGCTGGAAGTTTCACAACTTCACAGCTTCGCGGAAAGAAAAATAAGCTAATCCAATAACAATCTTTTTAACCTTAAATGCGCTCTTAGATGGATTTGAACCACCGACCTGATGATTAACAGTCATCTGCTCTACCACTAAGCTATAAGAGCAAATGATGTCTTTATCTCCCTAACCGACCCATCCCCTTTCGGCGATGGTGGAGGAATCGAACACTCCCATAAAGACATCTAACATACCGATTCTACCAATAGCTCGGTATCACACTCCCGGACCAACGATTCCGGACAGGGCTTAGTTTACTTGTATATTGACTTGTCTCAACATAACCTGCATGTTCGTTCCCTTGTACTTCGGGCTTGTTGTACTCGGTAATGGAGTCGAACCATTCTTTTCTGCTCGAAAGGCAGATGTCCTTTCCGATAAACGAACCGAGCAAACAGCCGGATTTTTCACCGGCATTTAATAGAAAGCGTTAACACATTAATTGTCTTTATTTACTTTCTTTTCTTTGAATATCCTTTTCAGTTGAATGACTAAGAGAATACCTCTTAGTATCAATAAAATAAATAGAATAATCAAAAAAGCTATCCATATACCTTTTAGCCATACAGAATCCAAATAGAAGGGATTAAAAGACAACTCGTTATTGAACGCCGCATATAATAGTATAACGCTCAATACAACATTTAAACCGTCAAACTCAAAAGATGATTTGTTAAAAACAATTTTCATAATGTATATTATAAGTTAAAAAATAATTAAAGTTTCTCTTTTTAATATATTACAGGCTATTTATAATTCGTTGGACAACCGAGACTTGAACCCGGACTTTCCGTTAAAAACGGACGTTCTACCAATTAAACTATTGCCCATCACTGCAAAATCCTTAACTTTGCAGCCGCAATGGAAATTTATTTGCTGTTGCTTGTCCTCCTTGTACGAGAGATACAAACTCTTATACAGGAAATCAAAAGACGATAAGCCGTCCGTAGGACGTAAAAACAACAATTGAGCTTTCTTGCCATTTGGAATGTGAAATACGATCGGTTCACAGGCATTCAAGCATTTTACATAATTTCCATCCAGAGGAATAAAGGGGTGCAAAACATTTTTCCAAGATGCTTCTTAACAACCCATGCAGCCATCCCAGCGAAACCAAAGTTGGAAACTACATGGATCGCACCCCTCCTCTTTCCAATTTATTTATGAGTTTTAATTCGTCATCTTCAGAAATTCTGGAATTACCCCATACAGCGGTGTTTTTCCGTCCCATTTATCAATAAACTGTTTATATAGAATTTCTTTAGTTAACCCTTTCGATGTGATAAGAGCCTGTTCGGTTTTTAATCTTTCCAGTTCGTTTTGCTTTTTCTGCTCTTCGATTTTCTGATCAATAACGGAAATATTAGTGTTAACCTCGTTTCTATTATCAATCTTTTCCCGGACTCGATCACTAAATTCTAATTGGGCTGAAAATGACTTCAGGTCCAATCCTCTATCTTTAAATTCCGCCCTAACAATATCCTCCAGCTTCTTCTCAAAAGCTAAAGAACCCCCATCAGCCATAAGTGTATCTGTTTTATATTTCCGGCTTTCTTCTTTAATAAGGTCGTAAATACGTGGTTCCAGAATATTGTCTTCCAAAGATCTCATAAATCCATCTCCGTTTCCGATATGTTTATTATCAAAAACAACGTCAATTGCCTTGTCTTTGATAACTCTATATGAGTATAACGGAGTAGCATTGAACTCTGTATTGTCAGCAGCTTTTAGGGTAACTGATTTCTGAAATCCTCCACGCTGTTCAAACAATGGCACCTGAAACAACTCTGTTCCCCATTCCCATGTGGAAACTTTTCCGGATACAATCTTAAAATCTTCTTTACCTTCCTTACCATAATTCTCCATAAGGACACCGGCATAGTTAGGAGCAACACGCTCACAAGATGAAAAAATCACTGTTGCCATAAGAGCAACCAACATAAACTTAATCTTCGTTTTCATGTTTTTTGATAATTAATTTAATGATGTTAATAACTGGATAGCAAACCCCAAAACATATAGCAATTCCCAACCAAGCGTCAACATGATTGAATACTCTATTGCCTATGAATAAGACCGCTATCATAAAAAAGAATTGTTCTATATACTTTTTCATCGCATATTAAGTTTGGTATATTTCAAAGAACTCTTGTTGACTTATGTCATTGTGCCGCAAACAGGAGTCGAACCTGCACCGTCCTTTCGGACGAATGGATTTTAAGTCCATCGTGTCTACCAATTCCACCATTGCGGCATCATCTTATCAAGACTTAAAGAACAAAGAAAAAATCCGGATAAAGAATGAGTTTCGGATTTTCATCTTCTCCAACTCTTTATTGTCTTTTCTCAATTTCTTAATGTCTGCCTTATTGGAAGACACGTGTGTTTTAGCTCTCATATTCAACTCCACTAAGGACTGAACCAATTGTCTCAAATTGGCAATAATATTTGCCCTTTCAGATATGATTTGCTCTTTCATATTATAATTAATTTAATTAGGAGATTCTACTGTTTGTAAGTTCAAAATACATAACTTTGTATTTGCAATGGTAACTAAAAGCAAGGAGCACTGCCTTGTGAATATTGAAGCAAAGAGAACTAAGACAAACATTAAATCCAATCAAGTTGAGGTAAAACACACCGAAACTTACTTTAATGTCAGATTGCTCAATTTATCCTGCATCCTAAAAGGAATAGAGCGTTTAATGTCTTTGTTTAACTTGTAATCAACAGCAGTGTCCTATACTTTCAATTGATTATTTTGCATCTAACTCTGTGTCGTGGTTGGCGGCACAGTTTTTCTTTGTCGTAAAATAACGCACCCAACAAGCTAAGATTGATAAGAAATCAGCCATGCTTGATAAGATAGTGCAAAAACTCAATAACAGCCCCATTAATATTAGTACACAAGTTATCTCACTTCCACTAACATATATACTCAAAGTTGTCCAAGTATAATCAATACTACAGCTTTGATATACTTCCGTAATGGCCATTACGAAGAAATATATACAAAAGAGAAATTGGAATAAGAGCCATAAAGTTTTAACTTTCTTATTACCAACGCGAAATTTAATCTTCATATTGTATTTATTTTCATTTGTTTCCAAAATCAGCAGGGGTCTCACCCCATTCTTTGTTGTTCCAGTGTCTGACTTCAATTGTATCAACATCCCATGCAAGAGCTTTAAGAAATATCTCGGCTTTCTGAAGTTCTTTGCATTTCTTCTTGGATGCTGTTTTTTTGTTTTGAAACCAAGCTATAGCTGTTATACTATCTGTATAGATAATTCTGGGAGAATAATCATTTTCTATGATATATTTTGCTGCTTCAACAACACCTAAGAACTCACCAATATTCACCGTTTTATTACCCAGGTTCTGATAAAAGATCCGCTTACCGGTCCGTAAATCTATCCCCTGAAACTCTGTTATTTTATTTTTCGTGGAATGAGCTGCGTCTGTAGCTATTCCCTCTACTGGAATTTCTATCATATTCTACCAATATTGAGCGGGTGTGGGAATAAGAGCCACAGCACCATTTATCATTACCGGTTTTATTTCTACTGTCGAATTAACCCAAAATTTACAAGGCCACTCTCCTTCTACTTTAGCAAGATTAACAGTGCTATAATACGAAGCACGTCCTTGTGCTTTTATACAAGCCTTTTTTCTTTTTCTCGGAAGCTTAGGTTTTCTACTTTTTGAGAACTTTTTTTGCTGCGACATAATGACCATCGTTCTGGAATGCGGTTAATACAATGTTTGCTGACTTACAGAAATCATCAATTACCAGCAATAGATTTTTGATGTCTTTACGTTTTGACAGTTCCTCTACAACCCCATCAATAGTACGAACAGAATCTTTGACCCCATCCAGCGGATCGTATTTGATTGTCTTGTTTCCGAACTTTACTTCCACTAAATACACAGCGTTCTTTACAACTGTAGAAGTAATCTTTGCATCAAAAGCATGTGGTTCCGCTGCTACAACGATGTATCCAGCCTTTTCATTTTTCATAGGAACCATTTGTACATCATAAAGCACATTCGGCTCAATAATTGGCTCTAGCTCATGTGTTACAATACATACTTTTTTAGGACCCTTTGCGTCTTCTCTAACGCCCTTAATGTAACCGGTTTTAGTATTGATAGAAACAAATCCTACCCATGACTCTGTACGGTCTGACTTAATAAATTTCAATTTTGTTTTTATCTTATCCATATTCCTATGATTTTTGTTTACATATAAAAGCCTCACCAACTATTTTGTTAAGATGGTGAGGCAAAGGTACGACTTTGTTTTAAATTATGACATCAATTTATTAATTATTTTATATTTAATCAACTGTCACACAACAAATTAGCTATATATAAAACTAAATATAATACTTAATATAATTGACTATATTACAGATATTTACAAAAATCACTATTAGTATATCGAAAATGTCAATAATCAGCTTCAATATCATCCAAAATTTGTTTCACTTTTGGTATTGCGAATACCCCATTTTCATCTCGATATTCTATAGTCTTAACCGAGATACCAATCTGTACAAGGAACAACAAGGTGTTTTCAAGTTCATAATCCGGGAAACTACAGAATTTCACGCCTTCTTGCAGATATACTGGGAGATTCAGTACTGCCCCCAGTTGAATAGCATCATCTTCATAAGCCTCAAAATGAGATTGGATATGAAATAATACTAAACCATGTGCGTAGTCATTCTTATAGAACTTATACGCTTCAATGTACAGATTGTCCATAATTTATAATTTTATTTGTTTAGAAATACACTTATCGCATATACCATCGTTCCGCATGTATTTGACTTTCGATAACTGGAGTCCACATTGCCTACAATAATATACGCGCTTGGGTTTAACTTTTATCGCATATAAAATTTTACGTTTATTGACATCATATATACCAGAAAGTTTTTCAAGTATCTGGTTATGTGTGAATTTGTTTGTTTTCATCAATTTCCAATAATCATGTCGGATTAACTTATCTCTTGCTTCTTTCTGATTCAACAAACCATTATCTCTCAATGCAATAATATAAGGATATGGAATATTGGTTATATCCGAAATCTTTTGAGCATACAAGTCATAAATCTGTGCATCACTCATTTCTTTATCACTATTTTAGTTTGAAGGATTATAGATTTGGAGTCTTCAATATCACGTATAAGATTAAATGAATCTTCCAATAAGGCCAACATAACACGATTACTTTCTTCATGTGTCATATTTTCCCAGTCAATTTCTAATTGTTTAGCTATTTCTTTCGCTAACTCATAAAACTTATTTGTCTTTGGAATATCCGTGACATCATATATTTCGTTTTGCTTTTGACCGAACAATAAACGGCTTAACTCATAATAACGAAAAAACGCCTCCAAAGTCTTCTTCTTATCTGGAGGCGCAATAGATAATTTGTTTTTTGTCATATTTATAAATGATTATATACGATTATCAACGATTTATGTAATTTTGCAACCAACATGGTAAGATTAGTCATGCTGGTTGCCCTTTTAGTAGCAAACCTCGCCGATGCGCCTGGAATATCATGGATCAATTATGCTATTCTGGTTTATGATATTATTTCAGCCGCCATCGCAAGGTTTGCAGGACTAACCAAAAGGAGTCAGAAAGACTCTACAAATTGATGAATTTTATCTGTATGCCCGGAGAACATATCTCCGACCTTTTTTAAGTAATAGTTGGAACTGGATGGGATTAGTTTAGAAAACCAAGTACATTTTGGGAAAATTAATTGGCTACAATTGTATTCAATTATCAATAAATAGCAGTATCTTTGCTGAAACGATTAATAAATATTTATCATTATGAATATAGAAATTGGAGACAGCGTAAAAATTGTCAATGCCATTGATCCTATAAAGATGGTTGTTATAGATAAAATAGACAATGAACATTTAACCGCAGTGTACTGGAGTCATACCCAAGGAGCATATCTTACAATAACAGGAAATATAAATGCTTTCGTAAAAATCGACTAACAAGCCCATTGCTTTTTATAATAAAATATAGGAACACACAAAAAACGTATCTCGACAACAATATACGAAGAATCAGTGTCCCTATATTTTTTTGCTTCAATAATAGCTTTCATATAACAAAATTTTAGTCTATAACAATATCATATTAAATAGATACAATACCAGATACCAAAGTACTGATATTGACAACTACAGTTTTCTATAGAATAGGAAAGATGGAAAAAGAATGGTTGTTATTTTTAGTTATTACACCAGAATGACAAAATTCTTTTTTAACACCAATTTCGGAATTCCACAACTTATCGAATAAGCCGAAATTAAATAGTTACAAAAACTTATTATATGTATCAATAACAATTTCCAGTAACTCCATTGATTTCCCTAACGAGTCATACGCATCATTAATTACGTTATAACTTGCCTTTAACGTCTTTAGTTCACTCTCGGAATAAGGATATGTTATAACTTTAATTAAGTATAATGTTTTCTTAGCTTCAATGAGTTCAGAAATTGATTGTTTCTTACGTTGGCATGTTTCATAATATTGTTGATACGCATCACCTAATTTGGAATTAAAATTTCGATTATAGAGGTCTAATTGAATTGCGATAGATTTGGTGTACACCTCGTTTGAAAACATTGTTATGTCGGAATTAAGTGTATTTAATTCATAAGTCAATTTAAGGTATGACAATTCATGTTCAAGAGAATCGACTCTCTGGACAAGTGTTTGTATTTCCTTTTGTGAATCATTAGATTGTGCATGGACTGAAGAAAAAGAAAGCACAAATACAAGAGAGCATAAAAATTTATTCATATAAATATGGGTGTTAAAAGTGTTTATAGCCAAAACTGTATGGTATTATATCGTGGACAACAACTCAAAATCTTCAATAGATATTTTGTCTATTGAGACAAGCCATTCAAGATAAGAAATATCATCTTTAATGTCACGAAACTTTTGTCCCTTATATTTCCCAAAATCAATTACTTGGTCTGCAATAGATATATCTTCCTGTTTTTCGACATCTGGATATAATTGTTTAAGCTCCTCAAAATTAACTTTGAAAAGCCTATCTGTTTTTTCTAGCCAATGAAGATATTGATAATCTATCTTATAAATGTCACCATAAGTTTTCCCCTTATATTTACCAAACATAAGTATCTCATCCGCTTTATGAATGGGAAATATTTCATCAAGCGATACACCAGGAACATCAATCAAGACCCATTCGCCACACCCGGCGCAAGGGATTTCTTCGTCTTTGATATTTGGATAACATTCTTGCCTATATGTATCATCAGGCTTACCATTTACAAAACACTTGCCATAAGCCTTACCATATTTGCCACGCGGCTTTACAGTTTCGACTAAGAAGGTTCTATCTTGATTTGGGTCAATACGTCTTTCCTCGCTGGATGAACGTGCTAACCCTAACTCACATCGTTTAACCAAGAATGGAGTTCGCTTCCCTATATTGTAATAAATACTAAAAATATTATCGTGTGGGTACATAGCTTATTTTATTTTTATTATGAATTAATTACACAGACTGACATAATTAACAGGATTGTTCAATGTACAAAATCATTTCCAATTTGTCTGGTAAAGGTAATAATTTATTTTTTAGTTACAAATTTGTTGCAGCATTTATTCTAATAGAATCAGCTTAGATAAGAAAAATAGAAAAGAAATAGTTATATATTGATGTATTTTTGCAATCAAACCAATTGATGATACAATGAATACAAAAGAAAAGCAAGACCTCATTGAGTTATTAGTAAAATTTGTAACAAGAGCTTTTGGCCCTGAAGTAACCCCTTATGAAAAAGAGAGAATTTGGGTTGGGTGCCAAACATACGTTTCCACATGTCCGCAAGTTTTTTTTGAATCTTGCCGACATGGAATTCCTCAATATCATATTGATAAAGCGTTAGAATTATCTCAGAAAATGATTGATAACCCTAAAATAGCTGGAAATATAATAGAATTTTAGCGTTGGTCCATATAGGCTAGTCCAACAAGGTCCCAAACCTTATCTGCTAGATATACTTCTATCAGCCTTACTTCATTTGCTATATTCGCATCATTAAGGGGGTATTTCCCCTTACATGTTTGTTTTGCACGTAACCTTTCCAGAATGTCTGTATCAACAGTTACCTTGAAAAGTTTAGGAGCTTTTTTATTCTCTTCTTCTATTTGGGGAATAATTTCAGTAATAAAGTCAAAAGATGTCTTCTGATCATCCAATATGAACTCTACCAAACGGTCGGTATTGTGTAAGGCATATCTACTTTTTAATGCCAAAAATAATTTTGCATTTTTAGGTTCTTCCATATTCTTCCATATTCTTTATTATTTTCTATAGAATAGAATGAAAAAAGGGGAATGGTTATGTTATTGGATTTATTTTGAAAAATTTATTAACCACAATTGTGCTCAATTATCAATGATTTTATATATTTGTGATTAAAAACAATTGATACTATGAACATAAAAGAAAAAGAGCAAATTGAATTGTTAAGTAAAGTTATTGGAAGACGAATCAACCATGAAAACGACTCTTATATCGCAACACGTATTTGGGATGGGTGTTGCACCTATCTTTCTGCCAATAGACAACTTTTTTCAACTTTCAAGAACGGTATTCCCGAATATCATGTAGAAGAAGCTATAAAAGTTGTAATAATGTATATCAACGACCGACATAAACCTGCTTTCTATCCAGAAGACTAACGCACAGAAGAAGCCTGCATCGCAAAAGCAAGCACCTCTCCTGCAAAATTATTTATTACATTTAGAGCGTAATTTTTCCAATGTTCAGAAATTTGTACCCCATATTCCTCTTCCAATTTCTGAACATTGGAAGGATTAAATTCTATATTTATGAGTTTTGATAAATGCACGCACTTATCCTCGATTTCTGCCAGTACGTCATATACATTCTCAACTGTTGCTTTATCATCTAATACCAATTCCTGAATATTATCTGCTGCCCATATAACGGGGTATCTTTTATGCAACGCCAATGAAAGTTTTCTTTCTAAAGAAGTTGAATGTATATCTATATTGTTACTTTCGTTTGTATGCAACTCTTTTTCCATACTATCTTCTTAAAATTGTTTTCTATAGAATAGAAAAAAAAGAAGAAATACGGTTATGAAAAAGGTATTGAAATCAGAAATAATATGCCAGTTCTTATGCCAGACAATCATCTTTTAGATCTAAAAAACGATATACCCAAAGCATAAATAACGATACCAATTACCCCAATAGCTAAGAAAAACTTATACAGTAATTCATAATGTTCGTCATACATATACAAAAGGAAAAAAGTAAATACAGACACTAATAACATACATGTACTATATCTTTTCCACGAAATACGTTGACTTTTTTCTTTTTTTAAAGACAACCCACATATAACAGCAATGCAAGGTGTTACTATAATCCAAATAATAACACAAATAAACGCAACCATAGCAATTATTGTTTTTCGATATTAATTGTATATCCCAGAACATCTACTGTTTTAAGTAATGTATCTATACTAATAGTAGTTGTTTTTCTCTCAATATTCGCAATTGTAAGGTGAGAATACCCTACTTTTTCGGCCAAAGCTCTCTGTGAAATCGCTTTTTCTTTACGAATTAATGCTAATATACTTCCTAATTCTTGTGCATCATTTGTACGATATGAATGTTGGCCGTTCTCAATTACAAGAATATGCTGTAGTGCTTTAATATACGACATCATATTCCCCATTTCAAAATTGTTACTTCCTTTTTCTAAACGATATATAGCAGTAGGCATAACCCCCATTTGAAAACAAATATCTTTCATTTTAATGGTAGACTGCTTTCGTATATCTGCAATTATTTGGCAAAATTCTTGTCTATTCATGTTCTTATAGTTAATAATACAACAAAAATAAGCAATGTATTTGATATACACAAATAATACCTATTTTTTCTTTATAATTTTCTCCTCCACAAACCCAACGACCTTATCTATCTTGCTTATACAGTCCTCCATCAAGCCGATATAGTCCTGCATCTTTTCTCCTCTAGAAGACATTTGTAAGCCATCTGGGAGAGAATCGTAAGAGTCTTGTTCTTCATTTAAGATGTCCTCCACTTCTCCCTTCGCTTCTTCCAGGGAACTAATAACATCGTTGAATCTACCTTTCCTTTCTTTGTTCATTTATTTAAATACGATTATATTCGATTATACACATTATTATTAAATTTGTAGCCAACTATGATAATGAATATCATGTTGGCTACTCTTTTAATGGCAAATTCCGTTGATTACCAAGAGGTAAGGGTTGCTATTGTTCTGTATGCTATTGCCCAAGTATTACGACAATCAGCAGCCTTAATCAAGGCTATCACAAAATTTGCACGGGTGGTCAAGCGAGGCAAGACCTCTTACAATTGATTATTTTTATCTTAGCTGGAGTGCGGAATATCGCACTCCTTTTTATTTAGTTTCACACATGCTAATTTTATTCATATTCTCTATCAAAAAATTAAATGTTGTATATTTGTAACCCCTTTCAGCATCTTTGATATATAAACCAAATCAGAGGGCAAACTTAGGGTTAAGAAATATGTTTAACATATTTAATAGACAACCTCATTCTTTTTAGAACTGTTAGAAT